CACAATAAACTCTCTGTCAATAACCCTATTCCAAGGCGACAGAGACTTCTTCCACTTCTCACCTAGCACTCTCTCCATACGACGACAGATGTATGGGATATCATACAAGTTGTTATTCCAACCAGTAATAATGTCAGGAGTATTATCAGACCACCACTTGTGGAAGTCTTGTAGCATCTCCTGCTCTGTCCAAAATACCCTATACTCTACACCTTCGGGAGGAGTAAACTCTCTTGTGCCCCAAGTAACAATCTTCTTAGTATTGAAGTCTTTAATTGTAAGGCATAACATTTCCTCAGCAGATGCTTGCACATCAGGGAAACCATTTTCACATGCGACCTCGATGTCAATCGTATAGATTTTCATCATGGACATATCATAATCAATATCAGAAGGAAACTTCTGATTAATATGTTGGTAGACAAAACGCTCATACCCATGCACCTCTAGTCCATCAGTATTCTCGTATTGTTTTAAGACCTCTCTTGCCTCACGTGCACCACTAAACTGTTTCTTGTAGGCACGACGTCCATCTAGAGTTTTAAACTTTGTAGGTTTAGATTGTGCTTTAGGCACAAAAAACAAAACAGGTGATGACCTATCACGATACTGCACACGTTGACCATGCTCGTATCCACGATAAAGGATATCATCACCGAGTAAAACTAGGTTAGTATAAAACTTACTCATTCACAAGTTTCTTATATTTTTTTACTATCACCTGTGTAGGGTCTAGGATAGACATGACATCAGTAGTGTTTAGAAACACATACCTCTGGTCAGTATGGAGAGGATATGGGAGTAACTCAGAGTCTCTATCGACTTGGAAACAATCTTCTAGCAGGATGCTAGGCTCCTCATCCATCTCCTGCACTTTCCCCAACAAGTAGGTCTGCGGGTGGTGTTTGAGAATAATCAATTTTAGCATCGTCTGTTTTTAGTTTCTTAAATTTCTCAAGGACATCATTATATCCTTGCATCACTCTCTCATGTGGGTCAGAAATTGCTACCACAGATAATAGTGTAACAAGATTTCTTCCTTTAGTCAAGGGAGACCACGGAAAGAATTGTATTTGCATATCTTGTAGAGATTCAATAGGGTCTACATTTTCCTCTTGGAAATAGTCCTCAGGATTTTGCATGATTTGAATAGTAAATGCTCCTTCAAATTCATATGCTAGTGCCTTAGTTGACTCAGGACTCTCACGAATCTCTTTGATATCAGCGATTACGTCTTCCCCGCTTTGCATTCTTGCTATTTTTATAGCCATAATCGGTCTCCATTAGGTTGTCAAAAGTTGTTGTCGCCAAATCTTTAAATGCTTTTCTTGCAGATATATTTTTTTCGTCTGCAAGGATGTGGACATACTGCATAAAGACATCTGTCATGTCTGATGGGATGTCTACTGTTACAGTATCACTCCGTTTATGATATGGTGGACAAAAATTTACATAAAGATTCATAAATTCTCCAAAGAAAAAGAGACCTCTGCGGTCTCTTCGATTTATCATTATATAGGTATAATAAAAGAGGGTGGTTGGAGTCCTGTATACCAACAAGAGATGGGCATTTCTACAGTTTAGAAATCATCTCTGCCTGAGACCCGACTGGTAAGTCGATTCTCCTTTCGGAGCAGCACCACCTGTGTCTCATCACCTTAACCAGCTATATGCCAGTAAGTTTATTCAGTCACACCCAAAGTTGCGTCCAACAAATATATTATAGCATAAAAAAAGAGGGTGTCAAGCACCCTCCTAGAAAAATATGTAATGTGATTACATAAGGTTAGCAACTCTAACTCTTCTGTAGTAAGCATTAGCACCAAGGTTTGTGCTGTGCTGTGGATCAGAATCAGATAAAGCAGTAAGTCCCTTAGCAAATGGGTTAAGAACCATTCCGTAACGAGTTTTAAACCCGATACGTGGTTGGAATGAATCCTGTCCAATCGCTCTGTACATTTGTAGCGGAACGTAAGGACAATAGAATAAACCAGCATCGTAAGGTGAAGTACCTTTGTAACCGATAACATAGTACTGAGTTGCAGCACTGTTAGCAGCAAATGGATCGATGTAAACTCTATACTTACCGTTGATAACACCAGCAAATGTATTTCCTGTGTCGTCTACGTTTAAGTTAGCGTTAAGTGCAGGGGTGTAATCTAGAACACCAGCCATTGTAAGTGCAGAAGCAACGTCAGCAGAGCAAAGGATGATGTTACCCTTTCCACGACGAGTTCTTTGTGCAATAGCGTTTGCATCTCTTTCGATCTGGAATAGAAGTCCTTTGAACTTCTCAACAGACCATCTACCATTTGAGTCAACGTCTAAGTTGAATGTACCAGCAGATGCTACGTTAACCTGAGCACCAGTCTCAGCAGTTTTGTAGATTGTTCTGATAACTTCTCTGTTAATCTCAGCAAGAATCTCAGTTGATAGAATGTTTGCTAACTCAGACTCAGCGTTCAATCCGTGGATTGCCTTAAGGTCTTGAGCTAATTCTAAACTGTACTCAGCTTTGAGTGCTCTGGACTTCGCAGTCACAGTAACTTTCTCAATACTGAATGCCATCTCTTGGAAATGGTTGGATGCACCGTCACCTAAAGCTTCGGAGTCTCCTGTTACCATACCTTGACCAACATCATATGCAGATGTTGTTGCAGATCCTACAGGGTTAAGAACAGATGGGTTTGTACCACTCTGAGATGTTGTACCGAAACCAGCGGCAGTATCTGTCATACCACTTGTTAGGTTCTCAGCGCTGTTCTGTCCAGAGAATGCTGAATCTGGCTCATCGAATAATGCCTCAGTTCCACTCTGATTAGTGAATCTGGATCTCATTGCGAAGATAAGTCCAGTTGGGCCACTCATTGGTTGAACACCAGCAAGGTCGTAAGCGACCAAGTTTGGCATTGCTCTTCTAATCAATGAGATTAGTACTGGATCGAAACCAGCAACAGGGCCTGCGTCTGCAGCAGAACCACTAAATCCACCTGTTCCAGCAGAGTTAGTTGGAGATGCTTCAGTCAATGACTGGAAGTTGTTCTCTTCTCTGAGCATTTGCTCTTGGTTCTCAAGAAGTACAGCAGTAACATTACGTCTGTGCTGATCCTTGATAGCTTCAGACCCTTCGTGGTCTAGAAGCGGCGCCCACTTTTCAGTGAGCTGTTGATAATTGATGTTTTGTTGCATCGTCTTGTTAGGTTGTTTTAAAAATTAACGAGTTCCTACTTAATTCGTCCAAGTGCGTCAAGATAAGCGGCCATTGCACCAGTAGCTGGCTCAACGTGTGCTGCTTCTTCTTTGAGTTCTTGCGGAGCGGACGCTGTGGTTGTTGTCTTCTTCTGTCCGAAATAAGATTCTTTCAGAGTTTCCATCTTTCCACGATAGGATTCTTCACTTTCAAACTCAACACCTTCTGCAAGACTCTGAAGCTTCTCTTTCTGAGAAGTTGCAAGTCCTTCAGCAACGTTATTAAAGATAGTCTGTGCAGTTGACTCACCAAGTTGTTGGTTAAGTTTAACGTTTCTTTCTATCTGCTCATTGAGCTTGGTTTCCATTTCATCAAGTTTGTCCACCATGTTTTCTAGGACATCATATTTATCTTCAGGTAGGGTTACATAATGTTCTTCAAAAAGCTTTTTCATGCCTTCCATGAATGATTCTGTCATCTCAGTCTTGATTCCATTCTCGACTGCGAGGGCATTCTCTTCCATCCATTCTTGAGCGACATATTCGAGGTACGCATCAGTTCTCTCAGTAAGTTCAACCTTGATGGTCTCAACTTCTTCTGTGAGTTTCTTAGAGTACTCTTCGTTTAACTGATTCTCGATATCTGTAATCTTAGCATTAATAGATGCCTCGAAAATAACCTTTGCCTTTTCTTTGAATTCCTCAGAGAGGTCTTCTCCAGAAAGAAGTGCATTAACATCTTCCTCGATAGCAGAGTTTAAATCAACTGCTTCAGTTTCCGTTGTCTCTTCTTCAGCGACAACTTCTTGTGATTCATCAGCTTCTGCCTCTTCGGCATATTTTGGTGCAATAGGCATGGGATCAGCTTTTCCAGCGTTCTTAGTGATTACGTCTTTAACTTGCTTTATAGTACCAGTTGGTGTCTTAAGCATGTTACTGTTGTCATCAGGCTTCGAGTTCTCAGGTGTAGGGCCACCAAGATCTTCAACAGCACCTTGACCATCAGGAACGTAATTTGGTGTGGTTGGCATAGGATCTCCCTTTGCAGCACCACTGTTTACAGCCGTTTTAGATTGCTGTGTCTTTACTTCCATTTCTTGTAAATCTCCACGAGACATTTTGAACTCTCCGTCTATTAAACGTGTTAGATATCGTATAATCTATGTTTATTTATTAAATCAAAGATTTGATAAGAAGTTTTGGAAGATTTCCAACTTCTTCTCGTCAAGTTGACCTTGATCTACTAAAGTATTTATAGTTTTTTGGGTCTTCTCAATTGCGGCCTCTACTACCTTCTCAGGTTCAGCAACAGCAAGTGCAGGGTGAGTCATAGTTTTTTCTTCTACAACTTGTACTGCGGATTGTTTTGCCTTTAAGATTCCAGCTTCCCAGATCCAATCAACTCCCTCCATGATGCCATTGACAAAAGCGTCAGGGGCAGAAGGATCTGCAACTATATCAGCTGCAGTTGCAAGCATGAAGTCTTCACCAACGACTTTATAACCTTCGCTAGTGTCTTTAAGACTTCCCATTCCTCTTGATGATACTCCAAGAGTAACACCGTCATCTAATAATGACTGTGCAATCGTACCCATTGGTGTATTGAGGAGTTGTGCTTTACCCACAAAGTTTGTTCCTTCTTTATGAAGGTCTACAATTTTGTGTGAAACTCTGTCTAGATTAACCGTGGGGCCTTCGGGGTGTCCCAACTCACCAAGAGCACGACCCTTACCAACAAATGCTTCGTTATATCTGTTGACCTCTTTCTCAAGAGTTTCTACAGGATAAAAACGACCATTCCTGTTCTTAAGGTTTCCTTGTAAAAAGATACCCTCAATAAACATATTCTTCTTGCCGTTTTTTTCTTCGACAAGAACCTTGGCGGTTTCGATTTCTTCTGTAATGAGTTTCATGTTAAGCCTCAGGTTTTTCTACTTCCTCATCATCAGGTGCATCTACTTCAGCAGTAGGTGCTTCAACTTCTGTTGTATCCTCAACAGAACTAGGTGTGCCATCTGCTTCCGCAGCAGGCTCATTCTCAACTTCTGGTTCTAGGTAGGGATTAGGCCCACCAAACATATCAGCAGTAACTGCTGGTGTTACAACATTGATATTCTCTTGTGACTTTGCATAAAGGATCTCTTTGATCTTATCATGCACATCAGCCTGAGCGTTATCAGCTGCAATCATGTCAATTAAATCATTATCCATAAAAGTTAATATAGAATTGGATTACTTAATATTTATATTTCTCCACCTTTGGGCATTTCTGGCGCCTCTGTGGCACTACCATCAATCTCTCCTTCGACTGGAGCTCCCATGCCCATAGGGTCAGGATTCATTGCCCCGCCTGGAAGTTGTTCTGGATGTACACCCATTTCTAATTGTTGCACTTCCATAGGATCAGCGACCTTACCATCTTTAATTTCATTTTGCATTTGTTTATCAATCTCGATAATCTCCTCATCTTTTTGTTTAAGAATGTTTCTACGAACGTATTCTAAAGAGAAATATTTGCCAATGTAAGGATCAATAGCAGCAACCACTCCTAACCTTTCGTTCATTAACTCAGATTCTTTGAGTTCTGCAAAATGATTATCATATACAAAGTCGTATTGTATATGGTCTGATAAGACTTCCCAATCTTCTGGGGTAACAATATTTTTTAGAATCAACTGAGTCTTCAACATATCGTTGAATAAATGTGAAAATCTCTTTCTCATTCTACCAACAAACTTGGTGAACTTGATTTCGTCTCTCAGTATCTCAGATGATCTACCTAAATTAAATCCATCACCAGATCCAGCAATGCGAGATTCTGGAACTCCTAGTGAACGGTATAGTTTCTTTTGGAAGTACTCGATGTCGCTAAGTTCGCCAAGATTTTGTCCACCTGGCAACGTAGTGATCTCAGTGCCTCTGCCACCTTCTCGTCTTGGTAGCCAGAAGTCTTCGAGCATGGACATGTGTTTTCGGTCATCTCTAATTTCTCCTGTTGATGCGTCATAAACTAATTTGTTTCGATAACGGTTCATCACCTCTTTGAGGTATTGTTCCGCTTTGATTTTTGGTAGATTACCTACGTCAATGTAGAATATTCTACGTTCTGGCGCTCTTGATAATCTGTAGATAACGAGACTATCTTCAATCATTCTCAGTTGATTGAGTGCCTTGATTGACTTATGTAAGTATGAAAGTATAGTCTGTTTGTTTCTATCTACTAAACCTGAGTGGCAGAATGTGATGGCATCTGGTGCAATCTTTACTGGTCTTTGTTTAGTGGAAAAAGGTGTTTGTCCTATAGCACCCAAAGCATTTTTACCTTGAGTTTGGCTAGGATCATACTGATAAAACTCTTCTATATCTGGACTCTCTAAATCAGCAGGGTTCTTAGCGTTTACTTGATTTATTGCACCTCTTAGTGTAGGATCTGTCTTAAGTTTTCTTACTAATTTAATCTTAAGTGGATCAATATATCTAACTTCCTTAATGCCTTCTTCTGGTTTTTTGACATCAATTACTTTATGGTAATAAATTCTACCATCAATATACCAGTTTCTGAGAATTTCATGGCATTTCTTATCGAAGTCCATGATTTCTTTTATTGATTTAAACTCTTCTCTAACTAATTCTTTAAGTTTCTCAGATGCTGGAAGATTCTCCAAATCGATTTCGACAGGAGAATCATTCTGATCCGAAACTATTGCTTCGTTTATTATATCTTCAATAGCACTATCTACTTCTGGGTGAAGCGCCATCTCTCTATATCTTTTTATTAACTCAAACTCAGACTTAAATACACCATCAATATCAACATACTGGCCATAAAATCCACTCGAAACATAATAGTCCGATGAGTCCTCATTATTCTGAGGAACAGGAGAGACGACACTCTTTGATTGTTCGTCGTCTTTCTCTATTTTAAAACCAAATAATTTAGCCATTAACTCACTACTACTGGGCTGTCCCAGTTATTTATCTTATATTATAACACAAGTTTTAGATTATGTCTAGTTATTCTGGTTGTAACCAGTTAAGAAGGAAGCCTTTTCATCCTGTCTGTAAGCATCCCACCACTGGACTTGTAGATCCACTGTAAACTCTTCTACTGAATCCGATTGATCGTACGAAAGTTCGATTGCACTTACGTTTGTTGGGAATATTCCGTGGAACTTGTAAGTTTTTAGAACTTCAACTTTAGCATTAGTTGCCTTCTGTTTTCCAAGTTTACCAACACTATCTCCAATGTATTCAGAGACGCCTACAGATGATCCTGCCTTTGTAACATCTCTACCTAATTGATAGACATATGCGTTTGTTTGATAATCTATAGGAGTTACTTCTCCAGTAGCGTTATCTACACGGTTGATTCTATTCATCCAAGCTTCAAATGCGTTTCTGAGTCTGAATGAAGTATCATTGATAACTGTAATTGTCCAGATATCAAATGTTCTATCTCCAGCAATCTTGAGGTTTCTACCTCTGAATGGAATATCAATAACATTGATATTTGATGCTGGTAGATTTGCTGCCTTCACCATAAATCTAGTGTCTATGGGTAGTTCCTTATCAGCCACGGAGGTTGCAATCCCTTCTGGGTAAACTAATTTTACCTCAAATAAATTGGGACGAGCACCACCACCAACCAATCTCGACCTAAACGAGTCTATGGTTCTTTCGCCGACATCAGGTAAGTTTTGTGACATTTTTTTAAAATCCTCTTAGTAACTTATTTAGTAAAATTAAACAGATCCGATGACTTCATCAAAGCTGATGCCTGATCTAGTAGCAACAAAGGTTAGACCAATGTAGTTGATAGAACGTGCGGGCTTCACGAAGATGTCTGCCTTAAAGGTATTTGAATCAATAACATCAGGTGTGTTATTTGACTCATCACATATGACTACGAAGTCGGAAATACCTCTCTTTGCCTGTACATCACGAAGATATGGTTCGACGATGTTCACAAAAGCAGTTCTTGTAAGATCATCATTAAATTCAAATAACTGAGCTCTTGCAGCCTGTTCGATAGTTGCCTCTATTGTTAAGAATAAACGACGAACATTTATTCTATCAAAAGCAGACGCCTCTTTCTGTGCAGTCTTATCACCAAATAGTACAAGACCAGCGCCAGGTGAGAATATAACAGGGTTAATTCTCTTAGGATAAAGAATATCCCTTTGAGCCTGAGATGGATTGTAAGCAATCTTAACTGCATTGTTGATTGTTCCTCTGGTTGCACCAGCTGGTGAGAACCAAGGGAATGAGTTGATGGAAGTTCTTGCCATCAATCCAGCAATGTCACCATTTAGAGGAATGTATCTAAATGTATTGTTGAATCTATCAAAGGTATACTTATAACCAGAGTCAAACACTGCATATGAACTAGATGTTAAACTCTCATAAAATGCAATAATATTGTTAGTTTGTTGATCAGTATTGGTTATATTAACAACCCCTTCTCTGTAAGGTGAAATACATGCAATGCAATCCTTACGAGTAGTTGCAATCTGGATAAGTTTGTTTGCCTTAGCCTGTGCCTCGTAAATTGAATTTCCACCAGATGGCCCTTGAATTAGATAATTTACTGTATACTCAGCAGGGTTATCCAATACAGTGTATGAGGAAATAATATCTCCTAGATTACACTTATATGCACCAACAGAACCGTAGTCGTTACCATTCTGGAGTGTGAATGTTTTAGCACCAGAACCGTTGAATGTTTTTCCTTGTGCTTCAGTACCCCATGTACCAGATGAATCTAATGTGTATCCACTTAACATAGAATACTTAAGACCCATACCAGTTTGTGCAGCACCCACAAATGCATATTGTGAGAAGTTTGCAAGGTAGTTCTTGTAGAAAATATCTGTGCTTGGAGATATCTTAGCATCAGATGCCTTTGATAATCCAACCCATTTCTCTACGACTGCTCCTGCTTGACCAGTTACAGATCCATTGTCATCCACAACTAAAACGTGGAATTCATCATACTTAGAATTTCTTGCTTTAGCATACTCAGTTGTAGTTGGTGCCTCTGCAATCTGATTCCATTTGATATTGAGGTTTGTAAGACCTAAAGTTTGTTCGTTGTACCAATCCGTAACGGTGTTACCCTCTCTTAGGTATATTCCACTACCAATACCAGACATTACAATGAAGGCTGTATTTGCAAATGCAACGGTAGCTGCTGTATCCATCACGATTAGTGGATTACCACCTACCGCAGTTTGGACGGAAACAACATCACCACTATATGTTCCGTTAAGTGACTTGATTTGGTCGCCAGGTGCAACCTTCAATGCACTAAGATCCTCACCGAATGTAATTTCAGTAGAACCAACACCAACTACAGCTTGGAATCTTGTTCTTTCAATTCTTTGAGATGTTCCAGAGTTGTTAAAGATCTGATAACGGTTAGGTTGGTTATCACTTGCTGGTTTAGTAAAGTATTCGTTGTAGATACCTACGTCATATCCTTGGAAAGAATTAGTTGAAGAACCTTCTTCGTAGTCAGCAACAGTCCAAACATCAGTTGTTACGTTGTGTTTTGCAACAACTTTAACATCAATACTTCCAGAGTGAATATCAGTGATTATACCTTTGATATATCCTGTTTCGATACCTACAGTTCCATCAGTGTTTGCGATACTTGTTGAGAAACCAGCAGTAATAGCATATCCAACTACAAGACCATCAGTACCAATTCCGATTCTCTGATCAGCTTTAGCATCAATAGTACAAATCTTTAAACCATTTGCCCAAGAGCCAGGGTTTCTTGCAGCATAGTTCCATGTTGTATCTGTAGAACGATTATTGTAATAATCTTCTAGATTAGTAATGGATAAGTTTGTAATTGCGACACCAACAGGTGCGTTAGCGTTGGATAGAACTGCGTTGTTTGTTCTTAATACTCTTAGGACTCCTCCGTAAGATAAGAAAGCAGATGCAGTCATCCAGTACTCGTATTGAGCATCAGTAGATTTTGGTGAACCAAAAGTTGTAAGTAAGTCAGCTTCAGTTTCAATCAATACAGGTTCGTCTACAGGGCCTTTTTCAAAGGGGCCTGCAATCGCTCCAACTTGATCGTTAATGCCGTCTATTCTTCCTACTGTTAAGTCTACCTCTTTTACCTTAACGCCTGGAGATACTAGATTAAGCGCCATGTTAGTGTTCCTCGAAGATCTCAGTTGTTTTCTCTGTTATTATTTAGAAATTACCACTTTTTCACTGGGGAAACGGTGCATGAACTCCCTACCAGTCAGGATATACGTCTGGTTTGCCTCTCTTTTTCTTCTTCTTTACTCTATTAATAGTACAAGATTTACATTCATAGGAGTATGAGGATGGCTTTTCACCTCTACTTTTTCTTGTCAGATAAAAACCATCTGTTAATGAATACGTTTTTCCACATACTCTACATGTTCTCTCGTGTAAAAACAGTACTGGATCATCTAAGTCCATTACAGGTAATCCCACATAAATGATCTATCACCATATTCGTCAACATGCCATCTATCCCCATCATTATCTACAAATGATGTCTCTTCAGATACTCCATCAGATATAAAACCAAATGGTGCCATGTCTGCCTCTATCTGATCTCTTTGATCATCATACACTCTCTTTCTTATATCATCATCTGTCATCTCTTTGAAATAATCTTGCATTACCAACCATGAGAATATCACTAGGCACATGGCAAGATCATCATTACACCCCTCTTCTGCCTCAAATGAATTTGATTTTTCAATAAAGGTTGTGAGTTCTGCAATAATATTATAATCCTTTACTATTAGTTTATCTGTCTCTATGAGAGTCTTGAGGTTAAGTGACCCTATCTTTTTGACAGTCTTAGACATCTTGACTCCTAGTTGCACCTTACTACCAGAGAATCCTTGACCCAATACTTGTCCAGCTCTACCTCTAACAGCAGTCATCAAAACATTTTCATACTCCATATCATAGAATAGTATAGACGCTATCTGATCTCCTATATCATTTACCTCACATAAAACATACGCATTATTGTATGCCTTAGCAAAATCTAAAACAACATTTGGAAACAGCATTGGTTTGATAGTATTATTTCTATACTTTGCAACAACTTTGTATGGAAACTCTGTGGTATCGAATACTATAAAGGCGGAGTAATCTTTCTCTACACCTCTAGCAACGTCAACAGTAATCGAATAGTTATGTTTATCTACTGGATTTTCATATATCTCTCCACCTCTCTTTCCACGATTTATTGGTTCATCATACACCATAGTCTTTAACTTTGCTGGTGATATCAATGTATCAACAGATCCTAAGAACTCACATTCAAACTCAACACGGAACTGTGCTTCTGATGTGTTCTTGATTGTCTGTTCTTTCCACGCTTCATCTCTGCCTGGCACTTCTGACCAGTGAACGTCTGTGGTGACGTATTCGTTTCTACCTAGTTCTGCATCATGCCACAGTCGGTAAAAGTGATTCATACCACGAGGGGTAGAAACAATAATTACCTTAGTAGACTTACCAGAACTAATAGTAGGATATACACTACTAAAGAAATCATCTGCTAAATGGTTGGCAACGAACGCAAATTCGTCTAAGAATATAATATTGAATGACATACCTCGAACAGCTGATGCGGAGGTAGATGCCGCAATGATCTTGGATTTGTTTTCCAATTCCATAGATCCTTTGTTCCATGCAATGATACCCTGTTGCATCCATTTGGGTAAGTTCTCATATGCAATTTGTAATCTACCAAGTAGATCTCTTGCAGTTTGAGCTTTGTTTGCAAGGATACCTATTGTGACACTATCGTTGAAGATTGCATAGTGTAAAAGATATGATACCACAGTCGTTGACTTACCTGACTGTCGAGGCATCTTACATATATTGAATCTATTATTATGAAAATTATTAACTAACTTTTCTTGAAAATCATACATCTTGAATGGCACTAGACCTTCATCCAAGTTGATGATCTTCACATATTTCATTGCAAAATATACAGGATCATTGGCACACTTTAAAAACTCAGTAACTTGTTTCTTAGTAAAGTTCTGAGCAACGTTTGCTTTTTTTAGATTAGGGTTTCCAAGGTATTGTTCATGCTGTACCATGATCTATCAGGGGTCAATTACTAATAAAGGTTTTGTTGGATCTTTGTCACTAGCATCAAAATATATTACTTTTCCGCCTGGATAAACTTTTTCTAATTCGTAATGAACATTCCTCTTCAATGGTCTTGCCCGTTGAGGGAAAAACATTTGAAGCATTTTGGTCTGTCCTCTGAATATGAATGTAATGGTATATGTTGCACCATACTTATTCAGTCTATCCCAGTTTTCTTCTCTTAGTGTTCTGAATCGTTTCATACTATTATTTATTCTTCTTCATGGTATCTTTTAACATTTTTTGTAAGTCAGAAGTGCTCCCAACAAAAAGAGAATTATTAGTTACATTAGTTGTTTTACTATCCTTTACTTCATCAATATCTTTCATTTTCTTTTGTAGATCTATAAGTTTGTCAGCTGTATCTGCGACATGTTTAATAAGTTGGCCAGCCACTTCATATGCTCTTGCAGAATCTGATTGTTGTGCAACATCTAATGCACCATCAACTGCTTCTTGACCTTTCTCAACTAAAGAATATAGTTGAGCCCTACTATACTCATAGTCTTTTGTAACATCCTCCTTACCAGATTTTACATTCTTAGGACTAGTTCTTGTAGGTTTATTTACAGGGGCTTTCATAATCTCGGCACCTCTATCGATGTCAAGACTTTCATCTATTTCATCAAATGTTTCGTCTTCAATCATAGGTCAGAATCCCTCCCTTGACTACTACTGTAAATTTGTCCATCAGCATAATCAGTTCTAGTTTCACCAAATCCAAAGTCATCGCCTTCAATGACTTGAATATCATCTTGTACATTGATTACATGCACTGATACATTTATATCATGTGGTTGAATCACACTTGAATACACACCCCTCTTAACTTTGAGTCTGTTACCAGTGATAGATCTAACTAACATCTTCTCTTCATCCACCTGTATATAATCCCCCTTTCTAAATGCAATGGCACTGTTGACATCAAATTCTGTTATGACAGTATCAATGGTTTGATTAGTTGCCGCAGTTGCATCTTGATTATAATCTTTAATTGCAATTGGTGTGGCAGTGTATCTTTGTTGCCTAGGTGCAGTTTTAAGATTTTCTGTGCCACTATAGTAATCAGTCTGTACCTTCTTGATAAGTCCATCGGTACTGTTGTTGATTGGGCCAAACAGATACGTTTTACATGTAAAGTTCAAAGTATATATTAACGCTCTTCTTGTTAGATAATCGTCTTCATAATTATCTTCCATTTGAATTCCTTCTAGAGTAATTGGCATATCTCTCTTCTCTCCAATGACATCTGCTAGATCTACTGTCAAATTAAATGCTGGTTGGAAATATGGTAGTATTTGTTCCAGTATCTGTATTGCATCCTCATTCAACTTAGCTATGATACTAAGTTGCATATTGATATTATATGGAACAGGCATAAATGCCTTGACCATCTTATTTGTTTTTTTGTTAACAGACTTGAAAGTCTGCATTGTAGAAACCTTTCTTGTAGCATCATAAGTCATACCCATGACTTCAAAAGACATTCTAGGTAAAGTTAATGTAGTGGATACACCATCCTGATAATCTCTACCTTGTTCTACTCTTGCTAAGAATTTTTGTTGTGGGCCGTAAGATATGGGAACTTTTACAACACTGACAGTCTTTCCAGACCTATCTTTATGTTGTATCTCAAGGTTATTAAAGAGGGTTCCGAAAGACACGATTGTCTTACGAATGATCTCATGATAGAAATGATTTGTTAACATAATATTACCACCTTATGAAACTATTTAGAATTCCCCAAAAGGATTTCTTTCCGAGAAGTCTAGAATGGTGTCTGCCTCTGTCTCTATTTCATCGTTCCCAGCAAAAGCAATATTAAATTCAGAGTCTACTGATAAGACTCTATAACTTGCCGCGGCACCTACAATAACTTCTCCGACTGCAAAATCTCCACTAGGAATCGAAACTTTAAGAATGTTATCTGCTGTATTCCAATTTGAAACATATGCACTAGTACCTGTTGATACACCTTTGACTATTTCATTTTTAGTAAATTCACCGAAGGAGTTAGATGTGACAGAGGATATAGAAACAGAAGCTGCAGTATTGGTATAACCAGCACCAGCATTACTATATCTAACTTGAACCACAGTACCAGCTGTGCTCACCACAGCCTCTGCTTGTGCGTTCATCAATAGAGGTTCAGTTTCGTTGGACTGTTGTATGTACACGGATGTAATACCAACTGTAGGAGTGAATGAATATCCCAATCCACCAGTCGTAATTCCTATAGGCCCTAACACTGCTTCTGAAATAACAGCAGTTGCAATCGCAGTGGATACAGGTGAACCACCAGTAAATACAACTTGTGGCGGTGTGGTATATCCTGAGCCTGGATTTATTAACAACACTCTGTCAACAGATTGATTTGGAACTCCAGTTCTACTTGTCATAATTGCAACAGCAGTCGCTTGAGTTCCTCTTACTGGTGATTCAATAGTCATTATGGGAACTGAGGTATACCCCCAACCTTCATAATTGATAGACAGTCCAGATACTTCCCTTGCTGCATTAGTTGTACAAATTACTACTGGGTGTTCGTTATCTAACTTACGGATAAATGATGCGTTTGTCCCTGTCTGCACATCAGTCTCTTGTTGAGTTTCTGATGTTGGAACTAGTTCTGCACTGGCGGTTCTTGTGGAGTTGTCACCAGTTAGATTGATGGTAATATGATCCATGAATCCTTCCCACGATGCAGTCTGACTAGGAATAAATCCAGCACCAGCAGTATCAGCACCTAACTTGAGGAGATCGCCTGCAAAGAACATGATTGGATTTGCAGTATTAAGACTGTTACTTACAGTTCCATTTACAGATATAGTTGCATCAGTATTGTATTGTTCTACTCTGATAAAGTTCCAAGCATTTAGATTGAGTTGTGTAGTATTCTCAATAGATCCAGAACCAGAAGCAAATACTATATTACCTGTTTCTCTGTAATATATCTTGAATCTATCAGTCCACATGACTGTTCCACCATTGACTGCTGGATCAAACTTAGTAGGATATAACCAGAAACTTAATGATAATCTACCATTACCAGTATCTCTAGAATCCACATTACTGGTAAAATTGAAGTTAGCGCCAATTACATCAGTAATTGCAGTATGATGTAAGGAGTTATTTCCAAATTTAATTTGAGATGATGTGGTTTTGTTTGGAGGAGTGAAACTAACAGAAGGCACACTTAGATAATTAGATCCACCAGAAGTTAATGATACTGAGTCTATGCCGCCTTCAGAAATAGTAACTGTACCAGTTGCTTGATTTCCTCCTTTCGGTTTGAATATTTCTACACTAGGAGTTCCTCTATAATTACCTCCATCAAACATTGGAACACGTTGAACAGACTTTACACCAGCAAATGTAGATGCAAGAGATACATATGCCACAGCATTCTGAGATGTATCTTTCTCCATTTGTATGGTTATTACTTGTCCACTAGTTGAACCAACAATATCATCAACCTCTACACCTTCCTTATCTGTAAGTCCATCAGGCAAATCAATAACCTCATCTTCGGGTTCAAAGATTTCACATCTAAACTCATACATAAACAAGTCATTTACTTGGTAGTAAGGAACTTTCCTTTCAATGTACTTAATTTCAAACAAAGTATTATCTAATGGTAGGTAGATTAAATCACCCTCGTTCGGAGTTTGAGCATTTAATCTATCTTCTTCTGGATATAACTTTAGAAATGGAGTTATAAAATCATCATATCTTTCTTTAGAAACCACTAGAGTAACTTCATCTTGAGCTCTAACACCGAACTTAGTTAATACATCTGACGGAGTTCCATACCCATCAACGTTGACAAGGTATGCTTCTAATCTAAAACTATCATCAAACTTAGACGCAGTAATTTCCCTAATAACAGTATTTCTGTTAACAATTTTTCTAGGAAGATACAAAACATCCTGTCCGAACAACTGTAGGTGTTCGTTCACCAAGTCTTGAACTAGTCTTTGTTCACTTGGAGATCCATTTAAAAAGAAGGGTGATAAAGGCATTATCCAACAAAGTCTAGTGGTGGCATTGCGTATTCTTGCATCAACTTCTCATCAAGTTTCTCTAACTCCATGACAGCATCGTCATATATTTGTCTACCATTAAGTTCTAGTCCGCCAGGTAATTTTACACCAGTAAACTTAATGAGGTTCTGTCCCCATTGTTTTTTTATTAAAGATGTGGTATACTGTTTAAGCCAGTGATCATTATAAACAGCGTTCTCGCCTTGAGGATCAACAATTCTAAAACAATCTATGATTATAAAGTGATCATTAGTAAGTTCATTTATGTTAATATCCATGTATAGTCTACTATTCTTCTTATTGAATCTTATCTGAACATCAGGATTGAGCATATAATCAAGAGTTTCCAAATATGATTTTGTCATAGCATAATTAAGTAAATCAATTGCGCCGTAGTAGTATAAATCATTAAGGAAGATTTGATATTTTAGATTGAACATACCAGCCGATATGGTTGATGCGTCCATTTTAAATACTTTATTAACCCCTATAATGGTATCTGGTAGAGGTAAATACTTTGCAGTCTCTGTATAGTCTACTGAAGAAAGACCGCCTGCTGTACTAGTAGCAGTAGTTGTGGCCATAGTGCCTTTCATAGCTTCTTTCTCAGCCTCAGTGAATTGATGTTTCAAGAATACTCTATCAATTCCTTCACCATGTCTTTCATGAAACAATTGAATGGCATCGTCAATGAGATCATCAATTTGATCATCATCCACATTGATTTCTAGAACGGGCTTTCCGAGTTTCCTGAGAGCATATTCTTTTAAATCATCTTTACTACTAGGTTTTGCCATTCCCTTTACACATAAGTCTCCGAAGTATTTAGTTATATGAAAAAGTATTTTATTAATGAAGAAGAAACATTTGCAATTAATGATGAATTAGGAGCAAGAGTAGAACTTATGGGATGGGAAGAAACTCCCATAGTTTATGTTGATAACTTCTATAAAAACCCAGACAAGGTAAGGAATCTAGCACTCAGATGTCCACCTACAAACAATCCTAGAATATGTGGAGGAGTGCCTGGTCTTAGAGTAGATATGAATATGAATCTAGATCATATGCACGATGTATTCAAACAAATTGCGAAGAATGTGTATGGATTGACAATGAAAGAAGACCCACAATTTGACCAAGCATGTCTCAATATTCCTTTTTCTGTCAACGTAACCCAGTCAAAAGATAGAGTTAAGATACCTCATGTAGACTATCCACCAGAAACTAAAGGTAGAGGATGGGCTGGTCTAATATATCTTAACAAACCTAAAGAATGTAAAGGTGGCACTGGGTTTTATACATATAAAGGACAACAAGTTAATCCATTACAGAGTGGTGTCTGGAGAGAAGATTTTGTTGATGATAGTATAGGCCCTTGGGATCTAATACACTTAGCAGAAATGAAATATAATAGAATGATTATGTATCCTGATAAAATTCTTCATGGTGCATATGACAAGCCAGGATATTTTGAAGATGATATCTACAGACTAGTTCAAACATTTTTTATACCACTACACTTTTTTTCATAATGCATAATATTATTCTTACAGGATCAAATGGTTTTATAGGTAAAGCATTTGCAAAGAGAATTGGAAGTGATAACTTATATCGAGTAGAACAATCTCATGCCTTTGATTTTTTAGATCAGTATGATAAATGGGATACTGTAGACTACATCTTACATCAAGGAGCAATATCCAGCACTACAGAAACAGATGTAAATAAAATTCACAAGTATAACGTAGAGTTTTCTATTGCACTATTTGAAAAGGCAATAGAATATTCTATCCCAGTCAAATATGCCTCATCTGCATCTGTGTATGGTAAGATTCATAGTGACTTTGGATATTTGAAAAAGACTATCAATCCACTAAACTTCTATGCACTATCAAAAGCAACTGTGGATTACTGGGTCTTGGATAATATGGATAGGTTTGAACAAGTGCAAGGGTTTAGATACTTTAACGTGTATGGAGAAGGTGAAGAACATAAAGGAGATCAAGCAAGTCCAATTAGTAAGTTTACTTTACAAGCAAAAGAAAATAAGGTAATTAAAATATTTGAAGACTCTGAATATGCCTTTAGAGATTTTGTATGGGTGGATGATGTAGTAGATGTCGTCCTAGATAATACGGCAGGGAGCGGCATCTATGATGTTGGGACTGGCAATCCGATCTCATTTCTTGAGATTGCAGAGTTGATTGCCAAAAAAG